TCTTCTTGAATATTATATTTATTTCTTGTTAGTTTGAAGAGACTTAGATGCTTAAGATCATCAATTCCACACATATATGCTTTTTCCAATATACCATAATGTTTCATGTCTTTTGAACCAATTATTGGTTCATATGGAACTATATCCTCAGGCTCAACATTAATATAAATACTTCTACCTTTTTTAAGTTCAGCTTTTCTAGAAAACAATTGTATAATTTTTGCCAATAAAATGACATTTGTATTAATATTGATCCTAATAGCTGATACAAACTCTTTTTGTAATTTACTTTTTGTTAGTTTGAGTTCTTTATCAAATAAATCCAAACAAATATTATAAATATCAGCAACTTTTATAACATCTTTATTGAGATTTAATATCCATTCTGCGATAGAACGTAAATCCTCATTGGCTACCCATTGTGTTAGGTTATGACGCGCGTCATCAATATGCGTTATTTTTTCAGTTTTGTGATGATATGTGATGTCAACTTCAAATGATTCACAAATGTTTCTCAACATAAAGATATCGGTATTAAATGGTCTAAAAAGTAAATCCTGAATTATTGAACTAATTATGCGTACATCAGGCTCAGTATTTGTTACTAATTCTTTGTGTTTTTTAAATAAATAAGATTCATATGCTGGATTAAGAGTTGCGAAGAAATCATAGTATATCTTCCAAATAAGATTTAATAGTTCATGTTTAAATCCACTATGATACAGTTCATATGCCCAAAATATGGCATCATTGCTTTTATTTAAGATAGATACTAACAATGCTATACGTACCTCTTCTTTGATATAAAGATATTGTGTAAAAACTAAGTCGGAACCTGGTAAAGAAATAGTAAATACATCATCCTTATTTGAAAAATCCATGTTGAATAATATTTTTAGCACCATCTAATTTTTTATTTCAATTTTAAGTTATTTAAGAATTATTTTATATTTTATTATAAAATAATCTACATAGAATATATAATGAGTTTAACTGGAGGTAAACGTAAAGTAAACAAAAGCCTTAAGGCTTGGGTTGCATTTGTTAAGAAAGTTCAAAAAGAAGAGAAGCTTAGTTACAAAGATGCTATTCATCGTGCTAAGCAACGTAAGGATAAAGGTGAAAAATGGATGACTGGTGGTCAAACACCCTCTACAGACACATCTCAGGCTACTGCCAAAATGTTTGATAATAACGCCGAAGCTGATGAAGATGCTGCTATAGTTGATAAAGATGAAGCTATTGCTATGGATATTGATGCTGATGCCAATAAGGTCGCTGCTGATGCCAATAAGGTCGCTGCTGATGTTGCTATGGAAGAAGAAGATATTTATGGTGGTCGTCGCAGACGTAGAACTATGCGCAGTTCAAGAGTCCGTGGACGTGGTCGTAGTCGTGGAAGAGGCAAAACTGCTCGTAAAGCCAGAGGACGTGCCTCACGCAAATATTAAATTATTAATAACTTCTTTATAATCTTTAGGTTCAAGACTATCTAATAAAATATCAAAATTATTTATTGTCACGTCAATAGAAAACCTTATACAAGGGTTTAGATTAATATTATTAACTAACAACTTCATAAAAAGTATTATGAATTTGTTTTTAACACCAATAGAACTATGTAGACCAATTAAAATACGTAAATATAAAATACTTAAAGCATAATTATCCCAAGTATGGGCATATTGTAACATATCAGTTAATATATAGCCATATGTTTGATTTACATATTTTTTAAAATATTTTAGAGCTTCATCTTTATATAAACTAACAAGAGAAGAACCAAAAGTATTTAAAATATTATTGAGCTGAATATATTCCATTATGATGGATTCAATATTATAACTAGATAAACTATTCAATTTGTTAGTTAGAAGATAAGAAAGAAGATGAAATTCAATAGGCCATTCTAAATAAGCAGGTTCATATGCTATAATAAATTGTTTAATATATTGTTGGATATCTGCGTGTAAATAATTTATAGAAAAAGAGAAATTAGATAATAATATATTTTCAGACTTATCAACTACAATAGTATCAAAATTGATATTATTATGAAAAATATTACGACTAACTAACAACTGTATAGAATTCAAGAGATGTTTATATGAATTTATGATAGTTAATAAATATTTTTTAGAAGAACTTAAAGCCTTTAAATAGTTTTTGAAAAATATTAAATTACGATCTTGAAATTGTAATAAACAAGTATCATCGGTTTTAAATGTTTTATTTTGTATTTTAGTGTCATCCTCATCAATTTGAGTAATTTGTAATTGTGAAGTATTTTCACACAAGTAAAAATGTTTATTTCTATCTTTTATTTTATTTAATTTTTGCTGATTTGTTAGTTCATTTTGAAGATAAAAATCAATTTGAACAATATTATTTATTTTTTTTTTTTTTTTTTTTTTTTTTTTTTTTAGTTCATATTCGTTAAAAAAATAAAACACACAAGTTTCTAATTGTTTTTTAGTTTTCATTAATTTGTGTAATGAATAAATTTACTGCTCTTTTACTTATTCTTAATCTGTGTTAGTATAAAATATCTATTTTTATATGTTTTCTTAATTTTATCTTCAATCAATCTGGTGTCTTTTACGCCCTGTTCAAGAATATTAGTAATTGTTTCTTTAAGTAACACTTCATTAGCTTTACAAAATGAAACAAATCCGGTTTTAGGTTGATAATCAACATTAAATATGTTTTCCTTAATATGATTATCCATAGCTTCTAATAATTCCCGATTGACACTGATATATTGTCTGCGTTGTCTTGGTTCCTTCTTTTCAGTGCTCTTCTTTCTAAAATAATATCTTGCGCTCTTAAACATTTTATTCATAACATCGCCATCGTAACCTAAATTAGTAAGGCGTATTGTTTCTTTATCAATAATTTCTTGATTTTCTTCAGTCCATAGTTTCCAAGATTCTTTAAAATCTTTGCGTTCATCAAATTGATGAATTTTGGAGAACTTATATAATTCCTCCATAAAATCTTCAGTAAACTTGAATCTATAGATTAGATTAGGCAAATTAGTACAAAATATTTCTTTTAAACTTGTCGTTTCGTCTCTCCTGTTATCACATAAACTTAGTTTCATAAAATTAGTTCTATCATTAATATAATTAGCTGTTCGGCTACTATCAAGAATAGTATTAATAGTAATGAAAGAGTCAGGACTAATAAGAATCTCATCATTAGTTTCCATTTATGAGATAAGATTATATGTGTATAATATATTTCTAAAGCTAATATTAAGTTCAATTTTTTTTGAGAATTATATATTAAAGAAAGAAATGATGATTAATATTGAACCACGTGGTCTATTGAAACGATTAGTTAAAAAACAATATTACCAAGATTATCTCCGGATTTAATAAAAGAAAACCTTCTAAAATTATGGTTATGAAACCAATGACCCCGGATGAAATTCCAGATTTAATAACATTTTTAATTAGAACTGAATATCAAATTGAAACTCAAATAACTAACATGTTAAATCAAAGTAAAATTAAATTATCAAATAGAAAATTAGGATTTACAGCATATATTATGGAGAAAATCAACCACATATATGCGTTAAAAAATTGATTTAGTTTTATATTAAAAACAAATTATACAACTAAATACAATGAATCGTCAAGAAATTGAAAGCGAATTAGATTTAAAATTACCAAATAATTTTGAGAATTATGATAAAAAAACTCAAGAATTAATTGTTAATTATATAAAACATTTGGACACAATTGAAAGACAGGCTTATACAATTGGTAAAACCCACTTAGGTTCATCTTTCAATGTAGTTAAAAGTAATGGCTTTATAAATTGGAAGAAAAATAACAAATAATTTAGCGTCTACGTGATGTCATTCTGCGTCGGACTCTATTACGACGTTTGGTACCACTAAAACCATCATATTGGGCTGACATTTGTGACCTATTTTCGTAAGGAGACAGAAATTCTAATTGAGACTTATTAACTCTACCACCTATCATCTTTGACTCTCTTTGGTATTTTTTTAATAAACTACCGGCTTCTTGTGCTACTTGAACCTTTGGCATATTTTTAATACCTTCTGCTACTATACTTTTACCAGATTTATCCACCATACTTTCAATATTATTTAATCCACTAGATACTACCGTATTTCCTTGATCTATTACAGATTGGAAATTTGACCAAACACCTTTTAATTTATCAGCATGTTCTTTACCCTTTTTAATTGTATCTTTACCAATATCTAATACATCTGCAGCCATAGAAGTACTATCTTCAACTATACCAGCAATATCAGCACCAAATCTAGGCAATTCTATAATTGGAGCAAGAGGAGTAGCTGATAAGCCATCTAAAACCGCTTTAGTACCCTTATTTATTATTGGCCCTGAATTATCTACAACAACATCTACCACTTTTGTAATACCTGGACCTATCACCTCTTTTGAAAATTCTCCTGCTACATTTCCCAAATTTTCTAATGCTCTTTGACCTGCTGGTGAAGTAATTACATTTGATAATTCTTCAACCTTATCTGCTATTTTATTAACTTCTTCTTGGGCATTATTTTTTGGGTCTATACCTACTGCGCTCTCTAAATTTTCTACGCCATCTTGAAAATATTCTAAACCAGTTGCAGCCAAATTATTACCTAGTTGTAAACCTATATTAAAACCTTTTTTTATATTATCTAATGTTGATGGGGGGTCTACTTGTGATATAATTTCTTGTTGTCTACTTGGAGCTGGTTCTGGAGGAGGAGGAAGAGTATATTGATTTTTTACAGAAACTAAAGATGAGTCGCCACCATACACTTTTTTACGTGAATGTCTTTTATTGTATCTTTTTCTATTTATTCTTTTTGTTTTATAAACCATTGTTATAATATACCTATTTTTTATTTTGTTGAACCTGCTGTATTTTCTTAAAATCAGTATATGTTATCACTAATTTCTTATCTAATTTCTTTCTATCTATTTTCTTTAAAGGACAAAAATTTGTCAAACGACCTTCCCATGTATATCTATTCGCATTTTCCTTTAATAATTGTTTTTCAGATGGTTTATTTACATCAGGCAAATTAGCCTTCACTTGAGCTGGTAAAACCGCATTCTTATTTAATCTATTCTTCATTGGCCTTATTGCCAAATCTTTTGATTCATTATTGTAATTTTTTAACCGAGCTAAAATTGTTTTTGTATTATTTTTTCTTTCTTCTTCTTTTTTCTTCTTATCCTCATCAAAACGCACTTCTGCCTTTTTTAATTCTTCCTCAAGGTCAACAAATAATGGCTTACAATAGTAAGTTGTCACATATTTTCTTCCAACTGGCTCTAAATATCTATACGGAATAGAATTATTGCTAAAATATTCAAATGATTTTTTATCATTATTATATCTCATATAAATATTTCCTAATGGTGTACATTCTAAAACATAATTATCTATATATTTATCCAATTTTTTATTAATTACTACATCACGAGCTTTATTATTTATGTCTTCATCTATCATTACCATTTTTTCAACTTCTTCCATTTTTTTTAATAACTCTTCTTTATCTTTCAATAAATCCATATATAATTCTTCTATATTAATATTATCAGGTTCTTCCATATATAATTTTTCATTATATATATTAATATTATAAGGTTCTTCCATATATAATTTTTTATTATATTCTTCTTCAATATCAAAAAATTTCAACAAAGCATTAATACCAAACTCATTTATATTTTTTGTAAAGTTATTACCATCAATTTGAATATTTCCTTTTTCTTGTATCTCATTTATTTTACATAATTTTTCTTGGATTGTATTTATAGTATTAAATCTTTCTTTATCATATTCAACACGTATTTTTATATACTCATCAGAAATCTCTTTTAATTCAGCTTCTGTAAAACTATATTCATTCGGAAATCTTTTGAACTTCTCCAAATATTTATCCTCATATTTTTTTTCTGGTTCTAACTCTTCTTTTTTACCATATTTTGATATCTCTTCTAATTCTGGTTCTTCATCTATTTTATCAGAGTAATCTAGTAGCAACGGATTATTTTCACATATAAATTTATAGAAAGTAATAAATTCATTCATTTTTTCTTCAAAATTTCCATTTAAAAAAGGAAATATTTGTTTTATATAATTAATCACCGATTTAGAATTAATGATAATAACAAAAGATAACACTTGTACTATTAATATTTCTATAATACTATACATTGAATATAATATATAGTATTAAATTTTTAAGTTCTTTACGCAGATACTTTTTTTTCTCTTTCTTCAAAAAGTTCTTGTATTTCTTTTGTTAGTATTGGCACATCTAATAATTCATATGTCTTTTCTTCAATATCTGGATGTAATCTTACAAGACATAATTTTGTAACCGTTTTTTCATATTTACGTTCCAATATAGCCTTATAAGTATTCAATTGTAATGCATAATGCCAGAAATTAGAATTGGGCATATGACAAATTAACGGATTACATGCAAACTTATTCCATGTATTAATTTTTGAAATATCTTTACTGCGTTTCCAGTCATAGATTGATAGAGTTCCATCAGAATTTTCATATACCATATCAATAGAACCAGCCAGCTTTAAATCTTCATCAAATATTATCCATTCAGTGCGATATGGCTTTAATTCTGGATGATCTCTAACAAATTGTAAAAAATATTCCCACTCTACTTGTTCCTCTACTTTTCCTTTATTATCATAATTGTAAATTTCATAAAGTTCTTTTTGACTATACTCAAACGTAAAACGCATATCATTCATAAAATTCTCTATTCTTTTATGTAAATTTGTTCCAGAGCCAGCTACAGCATCACCATTAGACTTCCAACTATTTTTTATTTCATTTGCTGACATTCCCCAATACTTATGTTCTGGACCCCAAGCTTTGCTTTTAAACATATTTTGTATAACCGCATCAGCATCAAATTTTGGAAAATGTGAGTGATTCCAAGTTGTTACAGATGTATACTTAGAATTAGGATCACATAAAATTTCATATTTATGTCCTCTATTATAAAATCTAATATATTTGTCACGAGGATGAGCAAATTTAGATTGTAAAACTGGATTAATCTTTGTTGACATTTTGGTGTATCTATTATATAATTGTAATATCTTTAAATAGTATTTATTTATTCAATTTTATTTTCTAATTCTTTAACCCTCTTTTTAAGCTCTTGTATCTCTTTTATTAATACCCCTATTAATCCATTATAGTTTACTGTTTGAGTTTGTTCACCATCTTTTCCCCCTTCTACTAAATATGGATAATGTTCTTGTAGTTCATGAGCAATTAGACCTATACTCTCTTTACCATCTTTCTTAAATTTAAATGTAACTGGATTCAAATTATCCACTGAATATTCTTCTAATTTTAGTGGTTTTATATCTTCTTTTATACGATAATCAGAAGTAGCACTAAATGAATTTGCTGTAACGTTTCCGCTTATAGTTACTGTATTTGAAGTAATACTGAGTAAAGTAGGAGCTGAAATATACAAGTTATCATCTGTATTAATATGTAAATCACCATTATCATATATATTTGAAAAATTATTACCCCAAGATATAGCTGCAGTTGATGATTGAGTAGGAAATGTAATTCCACCTATAGGGAGATTAATGTTTCCGTTTATAGTTACTGTATTTGAAGTAATACTGAGTAAAGTAGGAGCTGAAATATACAAGTTATCATCTGTATTAATATGTAAATCACCATTATCATATATATTTGAAAAATTAGTACCCCAAGATATAGCTGCAGTTGATGATTGAGTAGGAAATGTAATTCCACCTGTAGGGAGATTAATTCCACCTGTCAACGTGCTAAGTCCTGTAACTCCTAATGTTCCTGATGTAACAATATTTCCTGATACATCTACTGTATTTGAAGTAATACTGAGTAAAGTAGGAGCTGAAATATACAACTCATCATCTGTATTAATATGTAAATCACCATTATCATATATATTTGAAAAATTATTACCCCAAGATATAGCTGCAGTTGATGATTGAGTAGGAAATGTAATTCCACCTGTAGGGAGATTAATTCCACCTGTCAACGTGCTAAGTCCTGTAACTCCTAATGTTCCTGATGTAACAATATTTCCTGATACATCTAATGCTTGTGATGGACTAGTGTTTCCAATACCTACATAACCTGAATTATAATAAATATTAGCACCTTGTTGTGTCCAAAAATTATCTCCCTGTGCTCCCTGTGTTCCCTGTGTTCCCTGTGCTCCCTGTGTTCCCTGTGCTCCAGTAGCTCCAGTGTCTCCAGTAGCTCCAGTAGCTCCAGTAGCTCCAGTGTCTCCAGTAGCTCCAGTAGCTCCAGTAGCTCCAGTAGCTCCAGTGTCTCCAGTAGCACCGGTTACTCCTTGTGGACCAGTAGCACCAGTAGCTCCAGTAGCTCCAGTAGCTCCAGTAGCTCCAGTAGCTCCAGTGTCTCCAGTAGCTCCAGTAGCTCCAGTGTCTCCAGTAGCACCGGTTACTCCTTGTGGACCAGTAGCACCAGTTACTCCTTGTGGACCAGTAGCACCAGTTACTCCTTGTGGACCAGTTGCTCCTTGAAAGCCTTGAGCTCCTGTTAGCCCAGTTGCTCCTTGAAAGCCAGCTCCTGTTGTTCCAGTTGAACCTTGGAAACCCTGTGCTCCTGTAGAACCTTGGGGACCCTGATAACCTTGAGTACCAATATTACCTGCGGTAGACATAGATGTTCCATCTTGAAAATAAATAGTTCCAGTATGTAATATAGAATTTCCACTCATGTCAACGTGACTAGCAAAAACTTCTTTTGAATTTTGTTGACCAGAGAAATTATTTATGTTCATTTGTTCCGAATTTGAAATGTAGCTTCTGGTAATACTATTATTAGCAGAAAAATTTAAACCACCATATCTCCTAAAACTTGACATTTAATATAATAGTATTTAAATAATTTTTCATTTAGTCGAAGGGTTACAATGTAGGTTAAAAATATCTACATAAATAAAAATATCTGAAAAAATAAAAAATATTAAGCTATATTAATGGGGTATAATGTTGAAATATCAGTAAATATGCTAAAAGAAACAAAATTTTCGGAAGTAGAGAAGACAATACAAAGCATAGCAGAATTTTATAATTGTAACAATATTTATTTATTTAATGAAGAAGATGGAACAATAAAAATACCTAGATATCACTGTATTTATGTAATATATTTTGATGATGATAATTTGAATAATCTAATTAAATTTCTTAAATTTATTAAAAAATACAAAATAAGTTATATTGAATGTTTATATGAAAATGATGTATTCAAATTATTATATGCTTCTTCATTTTATTTAAAAAACCTTGATAAAGAATTATCAAAAAAGTATAAACAATTTATAAAAGATAAAAACTTTACCCCAAATGAAATTAAATTATTAAGAGAATTAATATGATCTTCTAGTTTTTCTTCTTTTATGATGTTTTTTCCTATGTCTACGACTTTTGTGTTTAATTAAAGCACCTTCTAAAGTAACTGGTCTAGTAAACTTATGAGATAAAAAGTCATTTATTAGACGCTTTTCAAGAGGAATTTCTACAGATTGAATTCCAAATAGTTGTCTAAGATCATTATTATCTAATTGCATACTAACAACTTCTCTATTACCATTATCGTTAATATCTACATCAATAACAGCAATATTTCCATCATAATCACCTTTCCATTTAATTTCGTTCTGTAGAACATTTTGATTATCTTGAAATAGAGTTTTAGTAAAACCATAATTTTGAATATATGACATTATAATAAAAGTATATATTTTTTTGAGTATAATTATTAATAAAAAAATATATAAATTATTATATGCAGTTAGATATTACTGAGTTAGATAATTCTCAATTAGAGTATGAAAAAATTCCAGAAAATACTATTCCTGTTCCGATTAAAGTTATCAAAAAAGGTGTCCATTTTGCAAATAATACAGTATTTTCACCTAGACATCAATTAATTCCCAAAGTAAATGAAAAAAACCCAAAACCTCAACCGCATCCTCAAAAACCTAAAATTTCTTATGAAGATATCTTATCAAAAATGGGTATGTTAGTTTCAGATGGTAAATTACATTTAATAGATAGAAATACACTAACACTACAACAACAACAAATCTTAAATTCTCATAGTCAACAACCGCAATATCAACAACCACAATCACTATATCAACAGTCAACAAACGATACAAATATTCCAAAGAATAGCTATATTTACAATAAATATTTTAAATATGAGGTAAAACCACAAAATAATTTAAGAAGACCAAGCTCTTTACATGAATATAGAATGATGTTAGTTGATGACTATATTCAAAAACATAGAATAAAACAAATGAAATCAACAAAACTTGTTATGCCAACATCAAATATTAATATAGCAGCAGAGCATACAGGTAATTTAAATAAATTGTTTAGTTTCTCAAAAAGATAAAATATAAATTATTTATATGGATAAACCAGAAATATTTCAAAAAAAAAAGAAAACAAAAAGAGTAAAACCTGAATTAATTATAGTTGAGGAAATATCACCAAAAAATAAAACATTAAAATCTTCTTCGTCTTCAAAATCAAAAAAAGGAACAAAAAAATATAAACCACTTGGTCCTGGTTGTTTTACAAAAGAAGATATAGAAAATTTTAAAGTTATTAAGCGTAAATCAAAAACAAAAAAAGCAATTGAATTAAAGATCGTTGAAGAACCAGAGGAAATAATAGAAATTAAAAAAAGAATTGAATTAGAAATTCCCAAAAAGAAAAAGTTATCAAAAAGACGTTTAAAGACACCTATTGAATTAAAGATAATGGAAGAAAAGAAGAGATATAATGAAGAATTTATTGAGTTAATGGAAAAACTCAATAATATTATGCTCAAACAGGGAGAACCTTTTAGAGCACGTGCTTATCAAAAGGCACAAGAAACTATAATGACTTATCCAGACGATATTTATGACCCAAGTCAGTTAAAAGGCTTACCTGGTATAGGTTCAACAATAATGGATAAATTAAATGAATATGTTCAAACAGGAACATTACGTGTTTTGGAGCGTGAAAAAACAAATCCAATAAATATTTTGGGTGAAATTTATGGTGTAGGTCCAAAGAAAGCTCAAGAGTTAGTAAACGCTGGTGTAAAAAATATAGACGAGTTACGCTCAAGACAAAATGAATTATTAAATGATATACAAAAGGTAGGTTTAAGATATCATGATCAGATTGAGCAGCGAATTCCAAGATCAGAAATAGAAGAATTTGAACAAGTTTTTAAAAGTGTATTTGTAAAGGCAGCAGTAAATTCTCCAGATGCAAAATTTGAGATTGTAGGTTCTTATCGTCGTGGTGCTCAAACATCAGGAGATATAGATGTAATAATAACAGGTAAGACAGGTCAAGTATATAAAGCATTTGTAGATGAGTTGTTAAAAACAGGAATAATTTTGGAGGTATTATCTCGTGGTCAATCAAAGACACTTGTAATAGCAAAGTTGCCTGGAGAGCGTGTAGCTCGTCGTGTAGATTTCTTATATGCTCGTCCAGACGAGTTTGCGTTTGCGATTTTGTATTTTACGGGTTCAAAAATATTTAATACAGTTATGAGGCAATATGGTTTAAATAAAGGATATACATTTAATGAACATGGTATATATAAATTAGAAAATAAGAAAAAAGGTTCAAAAGTATCGAAAGAATTTAAGACGGAAAAGGATATATTTGATTTCCTTGGTCTTCAATTTAAGACGCCAATAGAGCGTCGAGATGGTCGGGCAGTTGTTCCCTACACCGTTGTAGGGGAGGTTGTCTCGGAAGTCGCAGAACAGCCCCCTACACCAATGAAGGCGGAAGAGGAAACCATTGAGTTCATACCTGTAAAAAAAAATAAAACTTTAAAAAAACGCAAACCTAAAGCCGAGCTAGTTATTGTAGATGAAGAACAGGCACCAATTCCAGCACCTGTTATTTTACCAACTAATACTGAAATTCTACCAATTATTGAAAATTTCAAACATAATGGCATCTCAGTTCTTGAAGCACTGAATGAAAAACAATTGTCTGATATAATTCGTATTGCTAATGCTAAATACTATAATCAAACACCTATCATGACTGATAATCAATACGATATTGTTAAAGAATTTACTGAACAAAAGTTTCCCAATAATATTGCTATTGGTGAAATTGGCGCAGAAGTTGAACACAATAAAGTCAAATTACCAATTGAAATGTGGTCTATGGATAAAATTAAACCTGATTCAAATGCACTTGCTTCTTGGATGAGCAAATTTAGAGGACCTTATGTATTATCATGTAAACTTGATGGAGTCAGCGGGTTATATACCACTAAAGGCAGCACTCCAAAACTCTATACTAGAGGTAATGGTAAAGTTGGACAAGATGTCAGTCATTTAATTCCATTCCTTCGATTACCCAAGACAAAAGGTGTTGTTATTCGTGGAGAATTTATTATTCCTAAACAAGTGTTTGAACAAAAATATAAGACCACCTTTGCTAACCCAAGAAATATGGTCGCAGGAATTGTTAATCATAAACATATTAGTGATGCAGTTGTTGATCTTCATTTTGTAGCCTATGAAGTTATTATTCCTGAACTAACACCATCTGCTCAAATGGAATTTCTCGGAACTATTAATGTTGAACGCGTATTATTTCAATTAGCAGATACTTTAACGAATGAAATGTTATCTAATTTATTGGTTGAATGGCGTAAAACATATATGTATGAAATTGATGGTGTTATTGTCACTGACGATAAAATTTATCCAAGAAAATCAGGAAATCCTGAATATGCTTTTGCATTTAAGATGGTTTTATCAGACCAGGTCGCAGAAGCTAAAGTTGTTGATGTATTATGGGCTCCAAGTAAAGATGGATACTTAAAACCACGCGTTCAAATTGAACCTATTAGTCTTGGCGGAGTAACAATAACATATGCTACTGGATTTAATGCCGCATTCATCAAAGATAATAATATTGGAATTGGAACAACTATTGAACTTATTAGAAGTGGTGATGTCATCCCATATATTAAATCTGTAACTGTCCCTGCTGAGGAACCAAAAATGCCATCCGTCCCTTATAAATGGAATGATACTCATGTTGATATTATGCTTGAAAATGCGTCAGAAGACCCAACCGTTAAAGAAAAAAATATTACTGGATTCTTTAGAGGCATTGGAGTGGAAGGTCTTAGTTCAGGAAATATAACTAGACTAATTAAAGCAGGATATGATACTGTACCTGACATAATTGGCATGACTGAAGCAGATTTCTTGAATGTTGAAGGATTTAAGGGAAAAATGGCTAATAAGATTTATACAGGAATACAGCAAAAAATACAAGAGGCATCCATTATTCAATTAATGGCAGCATCTAACATATTTGGACGCGGATTTAGTGAAAAAAAGATGGAACTAGTCCTTAATGAACTGCCTGATATTTTAGTGTCAGATGATACTGAAGAAGAAAAAATTAAAGCCGTTACTTCAGTTAAAGGCATGGCGGCAAAAACTGCTGAAGCATTTGTATCTAAAATTGAAGATTTCAAAGATTTCCTTACTGAATGTGGATTGGAAGATAAATTGTATAAAAAACCACAACAAAAATCAGTAGATCAAAGCCATCCATTATTTGGCAAAAATGTAGTTTTAACTGGAACACGTGATAAAGATATTATAGAATTCTTAAAAAATGTAGGCGCTAATCAAGGTTCAAGTGTTAGTAAGAACACATTCTTAGTTGTAGCAAAAAATAAAGATGAAGACACTGAAAAAGCTGAAGAAGCTAGAAAATTAAATGTTCCAATAATGTCTGTAGATGAATTTATTCAAATGTATATTAATAAGTATAAATAATAATTTAATTAATTAATTAATATTATATGTACAATATTAATTTTAATGAAGTAAAAGAATATATTAACATTAATTACATATTTTTATTTGTAATTATATTTTTTATTTGTATTATGATTTTATTTATAATATTAACTTATATAATTTATAAAATTTTAAAACAAAGTTTAGACGAACTAAACATTTTTTTTTATCAATATAGTAAAAAAAGTCAAAAAATATTGGATTTATATGGTGACTATAAACTAACAAATATGTATTTAGTTAGACGTCCATTGGGTAAAACGGTTTCATTATTATTAAATATTTTTACTTTATATGAATTTAACAAATTAATAAAACAATATCCAGAAATATATCCATTTCATACCGAAATTATTTTTGAGATAGAACTAACAAATGGTAATAACAAATTAATTCTATTAGAAAAAAGTAATTGTATAAATATCTGTGAAAATTTTTTAATTACTGAATGCCAAGAAATAAAAAAAATTAAATTAACATCCAATAATTACACAATAAACTCAATATTAAATACAACTAAAGATAGAATAGGAAATGAAAAATTTTTTAATTGGCATATGCATAAAAATAATTGTCAAGAATTCATAATAGAAATTTTAAAAACATTAGGAAATAATACAAAGGGCAATAAAAATTTTATATATCGTAATAAAATATTAACAAAAATTTCAGATTTTACAATCCATATTGGTAATTGTTTTTGTTTGTTTTATAACATTATTGAAAAATACATTTTTGACTCGAGTTTATTTAATTAATAGTAATATCAAGTTTTTTTTGGATTCAATGTTCTAATTAATATATTATTTTGACTAAAATAATTATGTGTTTGTATCAATAGCCAAATCATAAATCCTAAAATAATAAATCCAATTAAATAGTGAATTATATCAAAAATATCTATCATAATAAATACTTATAATAATATTTTTTTAAACAAAATCATTATATGTTTCTATAGATTGAAATTAAATGTTTTATTATCAACATTATTGATAACATTATGAGAATGTTTATTGTTTTGTTTGACAAAAAAATTATGTTTTCTTTATCAGTTAACCCCCAATTGGTTATTATGGACACATATCTTAGTATGTTTTAATAATCTAATTCTGGTTTTTACACAAAAAATTTAAAATAAAATAAATTTTTATAACTATAAAATATTTTTATATTATATATATATTATATATAATGAATAATGGATTTATAACTAATTTTAAAAGTGATTCTTTACAAAATGAAGTAAGTGGAATACCAACGACTGACATAGGTTATCTATTGCCATTAGCATATGTTTATGTTTATTGTAATAATACGACTCCTTACCCTTATGAAACAACTTTTTATAATTTTCAGAATGTCACTTCTACAACTATTCCAACAGATACATCAGGTATAGGTTATTATATTTGTTATCCACCAGGAGTAATAAATAATGTAAGTATAGGAGCACTAGGTGTTTTTAATATTGGTATTAATGATAGTTATATCAGTAATTTAAGGGGTATTTGTGTTGGTAATTTATATACTCCCACTAATAATGGAGCACTTTATTTTTTTTCAAGTACAATGTTTCCTGGAGTTATTTTTGATATAGGACCATACACAAATACTTTTAATATCAGTATAAACGATAATACAGGAAGTCCCACCAATCAAAGTTTTAGTTTTATTTTATATTAATATTATTTGAAATATACAAAAAGCTATTGTTTAAATAAAAATTAAATACTTTTTATAAATAGTTTTGTAGATGTTTAGTGTTATTATTTACAATTAAAATTAAAAATTATATTAATATTTATTATTATCACAATTTGCTATCAAATACCAATTAATTAAACTTTACGTAGTGCGAACCAATTAGGAACAAATAATTATTTAGATAATGTTTGTACTTATCAACAAGAAGTAGGTTGTATTGGTAAAACATATTCTGGTAAATCATACACATGTTATTCTACTTAAATTTTATATAATAAATAATATAAAACTTAAGATTTAGATTATATAATGGACCAATTTAAAGAAATAATAGACGCTTATATATCAAATTATAATAGTTTTGAGAAATGTAAAATATCATTTGATTGTGATTATGGTGAATTAATATTTAATAAAGAAAATGATAATTGTTTAACTATATATGGAATTTATATTTTTCCTAAACATAGAAACAAAGGTTTATGTCGTGAAATTTTACATTACTCAATAGAACAATGTACTAACAAATTTAAATATTTTTGTGTTCAATCAGTTTTATCAAAAGTATTATATAATTATTTATTGCGTTTCAAATATAAAGATAAAAAATTTAAAAACATAAGTTCTGGGTTTATTTATTACATAAATAATTAAAAATCTATTATTATTTGTTAGTTAAAATAAAATCAATTTTTTAATTAATGTTGTTAATTTAATTTGCGAATGGGCAGAGGACAAGGGATATTGATTGGTATCCAAAAACTCATAATTTAAGTTGGAAGGCAAATAAATATTTTAGAAAATTTAATACAAGAGGAGAAATAATTATGCGTACTAAATTTACTCATCCATATATTGAATGTGATATACGAGTAAATAATATATCTACATATGATACAACGTAATATTTTTACAAATATTTGGTGGAAGAGATAGTCTTTGTGAATTATATGTTTAGTTTGTTTCGAAAACTGATGTAGAAAACAAGATAATTTCATAGTAAGATATACTTTCAACTAGAAGAAAATTATTTAGAGTTTGTGTATTAGAAGGTTCTATATTTAAATGGCACGGAATATGGTATAATACAAGCTTGTCAAATTGATACATTTGATTTTAGGATAGATATGACAATAGAATTGTTTTAGTTAAACAACTTAAAGACCTTTAAGTTGTTTTATAATCAATTTGTTTTTTCTACTTAAAAAATTGAATTATATTAATAACTTAAAGACACTAATATAAATTATACATACACCAGCAAAAAATGTCACGATACTTATCTCAAAGTAATATTGAACTTCTTGAAAATTTTATTACTACTAATGAACCTTATAGTAGTGATTTACTACCAGCTATTTCTGAATGTTATAGAGATGATGCTATTAAAGATTGGAAAACCATAAATGAACCTAATACACCTGTTTCTAGTTATCTACAATTTGCTTCTGCGGGTGCGGGAATGACTAGCTATGGCTTTTATAAAACCAAAGATGGACGTATATTTCTTGTTAGTGCATGGTGTAATAATTTAAACTCTTATTATAATGTAAATTCTAACTGGTATATACTTATTCCATATGAAGACTTTGTTCAAAAGGAAACTAATGCTCTTTTATTATCAAATAAGAAAACTTCTGAACAAAAATCAGACACATGCTCTTCAGCTTAATATATTTGTTATATATCTTTGTTAAAAATACTTAAACATATTTATTTTTTTATATCATGAAATTTGATACCAAAAAAAATATCAATAAAATTTTACTTAGAGCGCCTACACATTATTATTACTACAAAGTCTTAGCAACTTTTTTTTATTTATTAGCATTTGTATGTTTTATGTTCAGTTTTATAATTTTTATAAGATTAGTAAACTTAATGCCATACTAAAACTCAAAATCAAATTCTGTAACTGACTTTAAATCTATTTTCAAATAATTATATAAACCATTTTTTATTCTACTCAAAATATTATCCTGTTTAAAACTAATATTCATTAACTTAATTACTGCTTTATTAAATAATATTGAAATCTTATCGTTATCATCAAATTTATGTTGATTATCTGCTTTCCATTTTGTTAATTCTCTAATCATTCCATTTTGAACGGTTTTTAGTATTAATATCATGTCTGTTAATACTAATTGCCTCCATTCTGCGCTTCCATCCTCTCTTTTATCGCAAATATAAAATACGCCCAATTTTTGCGAAAAACAGCTAATTGGATATACAAAATCTTTCCTTTTTGATAAATTTTCTTCAAAAATTTGTTGTATTGTATGAAATATTGTATTATCCATTAAGTTCTCAAAATGTTCTGATTTTACTATTAAACACGTATGAACCCATTCTAAGAAACCAACTGTAGGATTTACATTTGTATTTAGCCACAATACTATGTTTAGCTTTTGCTTCTTTCTTTCAACCCATTTCTGCATTTGTTCCATTTTTTCCTCCATTTTAACCAATTTTAATGTTAGTTCTTGTACTATTTTTACTAATTGAAAATGTGTTGGAACATCTCCTAATTCTTCTAATTCTATTTGATGCTCTCGTTTTGTCTTCATCTTAAAATCACACAGAATAATATGTTTATCCAATGATAATTTTCTTGTATACTGTTTGTTACAAATAGTACAACAAAATTTATTTGAGATAACTTTTTCTGATAAAGCCATTCTTATTTTTCTAATAAATAATTTTAATAAATCAATTTTTTAAATTAATTAATAATAATTATCTATATAAATGACAAGTAATAGTTTATTAGGTATTAATTTATTAAGCCCAGTTTTATTTTATCAAAATCCAGTTGATATTTACCAAACTCAAGAAGGAAGCACCCAAGTTACTGGAGGAGGACAATGTGATATACTTTGTGGAAGACGATGTAATAAAAACTTAGCTAGTGATAATCCTGCTTCTCAATATCAAAGACAAAAATTAATTCAAAATACTGTTAGAGTATATGCTTCGTTATATACCATGAATTTAGCAGGATTATCTGGTTATCAAAAACCCTTAAAAACATCTCAGATTGTTGAACAAGCAGGAACTCCATATGTAGTTCCTGCTAATGTTTATTGGAATCAAATGAGTGATCGTGCTAGACCTGCTCATCAAAATGCCAAAATTGCTTCTGGTTCAACTTATCATATAAGTAGCACACGTCATACTATAACACGAAATAGACCAGGAGCTATGTCACCAGGAGGTGTTGGTTGTGACATTAAACATAACTCTTATGTTCGTTATCTTAATAAGATCAAAGGAAGATCTCCTCTAAGAAGAGGAATTATACCACCAGGATATGGTAAACCTATACCATTTAATAGAGCATTTCCAGTATATGGTGGTAAAACAGTTAAAACTTCTATTATTAATGGATGCGATTGTCCAGACATTACAAATAATTCTGAACAAGATAAAATAATATATAGTTCTAAATCAAGTGATATACAAGATGAAATTTTATCTGTTAAATATGAATTTAATGTTGGTGATTTTGTATGGGCTAAAAAATTTGATAGTGATGTTACTTTATATAAGGGTGTAATTATAAACATTATAGATGATAATTATACAGTTAAATTTGATGATGATATTATACGAGTCATATCATATTGTGAATTATTAATTTATTTTGATTGTAATTGCGATGAAAGACTATCACTTAAAGAAAGGGTGATTTCAAAATTTCTATTTTCAAGATATTCAAGAAATCAAATAGTTTCACCATCAAATGAAGATAATATTTATTGTAATGTATTAAATCTTCTTGCAACAGAAGGCATTCTTTAGAAAATAAAATTAAAATATTTGTATTAAATATATGCCACGTATTAATATGGTATTTATTAATTCTGGAGCTGTTCCTCAACAATTTAATAATTTAGGAAGTGGTTTAGCTTCTATTGGTTTTCGTTCTATTCCTTCAGCACCACCAAAAAATATGGCTTTAAATGCGCCTATGATTGAACGTGTACATAAAGCTAAGCCAGGTTGTAGTGCTTGTGGTAAAAAAGTAGCATAACTTGAGTAAATATAATTAATTAGTTAATATAAATTATATTAACTAATAATATAATGTTAGTTAAAAATACATTTAACGGTTCTATATTAGAAAATTCATCAAATAGTAATGTTACAGCTTATCCTCAAAATCTGTTACATCGTTCTTCTAATTATATAACATTATTTGATACTACATTGTTACCATATAATAAACAGTATAATAACTGTTCAAATACATTATGTTATACATATAGTAAAGGGACTTTTATTTATAAGCCTCATACTGCTTATGGTATGGTAGGAACTTCTGCAGCAGCTTATTTAGGTCGTAGAAAAAGGCTATAAGTTTATTGTCTTAATTATTTTTATAATTATAATGATTATTTATAATTATAATAAATAATACATTCATTATATATTAATATCATATTTTATCATTGATAATATTATGGATATTAATATTATTTATAGCATATTAATTGGCACATTATCAGGTATATTAGGAGGAGCTTTTGGATTAGGAGGCTCTTTTGTTATGTTACCTGGTTTAATTTTATTAAAGGTTAGCAAAAATTTTAATACTGCTGTTGGAACGATATTATTTTCTTTATTACCACCTGTATCATTATTAGCTGTTATTGAGTATTACAAAAGAGGACAAGTTGACCTTACTATTGGAACTATATTATTTATTACTTATTTTATTGCTGCTTATTTTGGGTCTAAAATTAATGCTATGTATGACCAACAAACATTAGAATATGCGTGTGCAACGGTCTTTTTATTTATTACTATTTACTTATATTATCATGCCTATACTTTAAAAAGTGGAAAAGAATCATTTACTATAGCTAAATTTTTTAACTAAGTTAAAAAATACAATATTAAATACAAATAAGTGCTTATTATTTTATTAGTATATTTTTATATAAAAAA